AGGGAATATACACACCGATATAACAAAAAACACAGTACGATTGAACTGCTCGAAAACATTTTAAAATATCCACCAGTTAATTTACAAGACAATGGTTGGTCAGAACCACCACCTGCCATGTCTCATTATCCACAATGTATAGTGAAAGGTGATTCTATACAATCATACAAGAACTATTACAATGAAGCAAAAGCATATTTTGCCAAGTGGACTAAAAGAGAAACACCAGAGTGGTTTGTAGGGAGTGCAACATGAGACAATTTATTTACGACAGTTGGGAAGGTATAATGAACCACAACAGAAACCCATTAAGACATATACCTGACTTGCAGGTTAGACATATGGTCATGCAAGTTTTAGCATTTTTATGGTCAGGAGTTTTTGCTCTTTACATCACAAATAGTCTTTTTGCTTTTAGTATTAGTGCTGTTGCTCACTTATTATTCATAGGTGCTATTGTAATTACAGTAGGCACATTTAGATATGCAGAAAAGTATAAATGGGGTTATCATAGTTATGGTAGAAGCCGTGAGTATGTAATGTATAGAGATAAGAATGGTAAACCATATAAAGTAAAACTACCAGACAATGATCCTGGTGGCGAACACGAATGAAAGTTTATAAATTTATTGACGCAATTAAAAGTATTACGGAAGAACGCAGAAAAAAACGAAAAGCAAAACATGAGGCAAAGAGAAAAGGTAAAATAGACCATAGAACTGGTAAAAAAGGCAAGGCAAAGTGATAGAATTTGACTACAATTTAGATTATAAAAATTTACTATTTACACCAAACGATACGAGATATCGTATAGGCCGCGGTGAGCAAGGCGTGTTGTTAGTAAGACCATATACGAATGATATATGTCAGTACTGGCGATTTAAGACGCCGTATGACGCTGCTATGTCGGCTATGAGAATACTTCATCTATATCATCAATACAGAGACCAAGAAGATTTTGTAGGTATGGATATGGCAAGAAAGTTTTTAGAAATGGGTTTCACTAGAGCAAGAAGATATGCAAATCATAAGAGTGGTAAAAAGTATGATGAGAATGGTAAGATAAGACCACAAGAAAAAGATTGGGCAACTAGTCCTAAAGCAAAGTCTGCTAAGGTATTTTATCAGGCAAGAAGCCGTGTTACAAACGACCCTAAATATATACAAATGAGAAAAGAATGGAGACAGCGAGAAAATGCCAACATATAGATTTCAAAATTTAAAAACAGGTATTGTTTATGAGGATTTCATGTCTATTGCAGAAATGGAAAAACTCAAAAGAAACAAAAATGTAAAATTATTACCACCAACACAAATGAATATAGTATCAAGTGTTGGTAGTCTTGATAGCAAAACAGACGGTGGTTGGAAAGAGGTAATGTCAAAGGCGGCAGAAGCTCATCCTAATAGTCCACTTGCTGAACGATACGGTAAGAAAACTGTGAAGCAATCACAAATAGAAAAGGTGATGAAAAAGCACAGAGACCGCAAGTCTAAAGGCGGAGGAAGATAAATATAATTGATACTATCGAGAAACTACAGCACGCCAGGCGATGGTCAAGAAGCTGAGTGGTCAATCCGATAATGTATCTAATGAGTGTGTAGCTACACCAACTAAAGGAAAAATATGGCAGACTTTGATTTTTTAGAAGGTTTTGATATGGATGGTGATTGGGGTTTTACCTCAGTTAAAGAGAAACCATCCGATGAACAATCTAAACAAACAGAAACAGTAGTAAAACAAACAGCAGAGGGAACTGCCAAGGCAGTTTCTAGCGATATTGTAAATAGATTAGAGAGTAAACTAGATAAAGTTTTATCTTCAATCAATGCTACTAAAACAGCAGTACATGAAAAGAATCAAACAGAATTAGATATTGCTAAAAAACAAATGGATGATGAGTATGATTTGAGAAAAGATAATTTAGGCAAAGAACAAAAAGTAAAGTTTGCTCAATTAGAAAAACTTATTATACCTCTATTAATTAAGTTAGCAAAATCACCAGAGGCTTACATACATTGGCCTAACAGAGCTCAAGTTATTGAGGCACAAGTTAAAAAAATAATAGCAATTACAAGGGGAAAATAATGAAAAGTAATTATGATAAATGTTTAGAGACAATCTTACATCACGAAGGTGGTTATGTAAATCACCCTAAAGACCCAGGTGGCGAAACAAACCTAGGTGTAACCAAAAGAGTTTATCTAGAACATGGTGGCACTAAAGATATGAAAGACTTATTGGTCGAAGATGTAGCACCAATATATAAAAAAGGCTATTGGGATAAAATAAAAGGTGACGATTTACCTGGTGGTTTAGACCTATGTGTATTTGACTTTGGTGTAAATGCAGGACCAGGTCGTGCTGCTAAATTCTTACAACAAATGATTGGTACAACAGTTGATGGTGGTATTGGTCCTAACACTTTGGCAAAAGTTGAAGAATATGTCAGAGAAAATGGCGAACACGAAACTGTGAAAAAGTACCAAGAAATGAGACAAAAGTATTATGAACAATTATCTACTTTTGCTACTTTCGGTAAAGGTTGGACTAGACGAGTTGAGGAAACTACCAAATTAGCGCTTGACATTATCTAGAAAACCTGTTATAATATAAGTTAAGTTAATTAACAGGAATTATTATGAATAAAATGAATGCCTTTCTAAAGGACAATTATGACATGAAATCTTTTAGTCATGTCCCATTAACAACGCAACTACCAGATATACATACTGAAACTATAAAAGGTAAACGCTTTTATGTTACACCAGAGGGTAATAAGTATCCCTCAATTACAACAGTTTTATCAGGTAGAAATAGTGAAGGCATAGTCAAATGGCGTAAGTCAGTTGGTAATGATGTTGCTAATCAAATCATGAGACAGGCTGCAAGCAGAGGTACTGCTGTACACCAACTGGTTGAAGATTATTTAAACAACGAAGAACTATCTAAACAAGATGTTTTACCTACTGCTTTATTCACGCTACTTAAACCTGAGTTAGATAACATAAATAATATTAGAATACAAGAAGGCGGCCTATATAGCGACTATTATGGTGTTGCAGGTCGTGTTGATTGTATTGCTGATTATAAAGGTGTATTATCTGTAATAGATTTTAAAACCTCTACTAAAGAGAAAAAAGAAGAATGGATAGAAAACTATTTCATTCAAGGTTCTGCTTACTGTGAAATGTATGAAGAACGATTTGACCAACCAATAGATAGAGTTGTAATTCTTATAGTAACCGAAGATGGTGGTATACAAACTTTTACAAAATCAAAAGATGATTACTTACCTTTGTTAAAAACAGCAATAAAGGAGTTTAAAGAAAAAAATGAAACAAACACTTAAAAGTATTCTTGGTGTTGGGGCTATTGCCTTATTCTTTTATATATTATTTTCTATATTAAGTTTTGCTCAGGCAGGCGGACTACTTGCGAACACACCAGGTACTAAAGATATACCAGAACAACCAAGACAATACGATTTAAATAGATTAATACTACAACAAATACCTGTTTACTGTGGCGACACAAAATTTATGTTTAAAACATCATCAGAGCTAATGTTAGAATCTCAAATATTAGTAGGTGAAGTTAGACAAGGGGGACAACCTTTTGGCGACTTAATAGGTATTTTATCTTTTGGTCATAGTGCTGAAAGAAATACAGGTACTTTTTTTATGACAATACCAAACATAGGACCTAACGGTGAAAGCCTTAGTTGTATCCTAGGTTTTGGTTCAAACTGGACATTTTTTGCTGACGATGGAAGCAAAATAATTAAAGAGGATTCTCTGTGAAGATAATGAAAGTAGGCAATAGGGACTAGGGGGCAGTACCCTACGCCTCCACCATAAACACATTTATGTGTGCTTATGAGGGGGGCGAACTAGGATCGACCGTTGTTAGAAATCGTATTGGAGAGGGTAGTCGGAGGACTTTAAATTCATTTAAACGCAAACTATAATAACTTTGCATTAGCAGCCTAGGTTGCTAGGGGTTTGCCAGTACCTTGCAACAGAAACTGGCACTAAACAAAAGGAGATTATTATGTTAGAAGTATTTGAAATATTATTACCAGTAGGAATACTAATGGCTTGTGCTTACGGTATTGGATATATGTCTGGTAGTGAAGCAGCAAAAAATATATACGACCCAAAAATAAGGCAGTCAGACCTTGACAACCTTCGAAAAATGTAGTATAATATAGTTAATGAATAATTATATACAAATATACAAAGATGTTTTAGACCCTAGTTATTGCAAAGATTTAATTCATAGGTTTGAGAAAAACAAAGAACACTATGAAACACATGATAAAGGACCTATGTCTTTTACACAAATCAATTTCAATCAACATTTAGAATATCAAGAAGATGTAGCACAATTATCTAATCTTTACAATAAGTATGTAAATCAATATAGAAAAGATTGTGCTATACATAAAACACAATGGCCTCAACAGTATGCCTTTGAACAAATAAGATTAAAAAGATATTTAGCAAATGATAAGGATGAATTTGCACCTCATGTAGATTCAATCAATCTTGAATCTGCTAAAAGATTTTTAGTATTTTTCATATATCTAGATGACAATGAAAGAGGAGAAACTAATTTTCCTCAACTAGGCCTAGCGTCACCATGTAAGCAAGGTTCTTTGTTAATGTTCCCACCTTTATGGCCTTGGGTTCATCAAGGTATGAAACCAATCAATAAACCAAAATACATGGTAGGGAGTTATTTACATTACACATGAGCATAATTACACCAAATAAATTTGCCTTGATAATCGAGGACATTGTAAGAAAAAAAAGAACTAGTTATATAGACGCTATAGTTTTATATTGTACAGAAAATCATATAGATCCATCAACAACAAAGTCTATGATTAACAAAGGTCTTAAAGAAAAGATAGCATATGAAGCACAAGGTCTTAATATGTTAAAAGAAAAAACAGCAAAACTACCAATATAGGAGACAAAGGTATGACAGGAGCAGAAATAGCAATAGTAGTGTTCGCAACACTATGGATTGTAGGAGTATTAAGTGATTAAATTATACGATAATATATTTAAATTTAGAGTGGGCGACAGCGATGAAAAAGGCGGTTGCACATTCATAGGTGGTTCATGGAAAGATGTAACAACAGATGAACTATTTAAAGGTAAAAAAATTGTAATGTTTGGTTTACCAGGCGCATTTACACCAACTTGTTCAGGTGAACAGTTACCTAAGTATGAGGAAAGATATGATGAATTTATATCAAATGGTGTAGATGATGTTTACTGTATATCGGTAAATGATGCCTTTGTTATGAACGCATGGGCTAGAGACTTAGGTATTGAAAAAGTCAAAATGATACCTGACGGTGATGGTGCGTTTACTAGAAGTTTAGGTATGCTAGTGAATAAACCTGCTCAAGGTTTTGGTATGAGAAGTTGGCGATATTCTGCTTTTATTGATAACAAACAAGTAATACATTTTAACGAAGAAGAAGGTCTAAACAATTTAGGATTAAATGGTGATCCATATGAAGTTTCAGATCCTGACACTATGTTAGAATATTTTAATATGGCAAAGTAAGTGAATGGTTTTGAAGTATATAAAATCTATCTGGCAGTCAAACTCCACTTCACAAGTAAAAACCAATCTTACGACTTTCATAAACACAACGGTAGAACAACTGCAAGACTGGCGACCTTTACTAAAAGAAGGGATCGCTATTTCTTTCATAAGCTTAGTAAATCTTATAACGATAAGTCTATTGTTGATTACTTCCTTAGTAATTTTGTGTCTAATACTAATATATGGGTTGGTGACATCATTGGTAAAACTGGTGATGATACTTACAAACAATGGTCAAAAAGAATAGAGTCTTTACATTATTATTATGAACAAGATATTGATTATATTATAGAGAGAATGATTGCAAAAGATATAAAATTTAATGATTTGTTTTTATCAGTAGATGGCCAACATCCTACTATTGTTAAGATGTTTTTATCAAAGAAGATAAACTTTGAGACATTAATCATACTAGACGATATATTAAAATTTACAAAAAAACTAAACAAAGATATAACAGAAAAGGTATTGTGGCCTAAACTGTTTGATAGAATGAAAAGATATAAACCTTTTTTGTCATATAATATTACAAAATTTAAAATATCTTTAAGAGATAAACTGAAGGAGATATAATGAGTGAAGGAGTAAAAACAGAGGTATTAACACTAGGTGAAATAGTGCTTAAACTTGAAATGCCTAAACAATTTAT